TAAACTTCTCACTGAATGTAGCGCCCGGCGTCACAGAACCAGCCAAACGAGATAAACTAGACATAATGCAGATAACTCCCTAAAATATACTTAGATGTTTTCACAGGAGACTCGCCTGAATGAACCCAAGGCCACATAGGTGGGAACAATAGCATAGTGCCTTGCTTACAGGGGCTTACAAAGTCCTGTACGAACGTCTGACCACCCTCATTGTCAGTAAGGTAGATAAACATCACCAAAAAACGGCGGCTCATCTCTAAATCCATCACATCTATATGATCGGGGAAGCTCTCATTAGTATCAGGCTCGTATCGCTTGATTTTTATGGCCTCTAGGGCATACTTCTTCGGGAACTGCCATGACTGAATACCACATGCAGCCTTGTACTTCTCCACACCAGCACTAAAGACCTTGGTTAAGTAATCCAAGTCTTCTCTAAAGGGGGTATGAGAGGAACCCATCAAATTCATACGGGTTAATGATTGGCCTTTGCCATTCATCTGCGTCTCTTGAAGAGCTACGTTCCTCTCAAACATATCGATAAGGTAATCACACTGCTCAGCACTAAGAGCGCCATCCACAGTCCTTATAAGGTTATCCAATAACATCATCCATCATGATAAACTCCTCCTCAACAGCCGCCAAATCCTTCTTCAGAATAAGGAAGACTGATTCCATGTTCTTCGGCTTGACCTTCGCATATACGGGAGAGGTTAACGGAGCTTTCGCTTCATTTTTTAACTTCTTATTCGCAGCTGCTGTCAGCTTCTTCGAAGCATAGTAAGGAATACCATCCTCAAGCTTCATATCGTTATAGGAGTCCATATCAGAGGCAACCTCTGCGATAACTCCAGACTTCATTCCGTTATATTCGTCCAGATAGGACACGGTGTCGCCAATATTGTATTCATTCATAGTGTAGTAGTTCCTTCTCAATTGTTAAGTGTTATAGTAACACATATAAACAGCCTTGTCAAGTCTTTTTTTGGGCCAGCTGAATTTTTATTCCCAGTTAAGGGATATGGCCCCCTTCCAGTTTTAGGGGGTGGCCATGTTGTCCTGTAAGTTCTCCTTGATGTACTCAATTCTCCTAATGATACATTCTCTGTATCGGGAATCTATAGAGGGTGAACCAAGTTCCTTCTCTAATACTGATATTGTGATTGCCTCTGAGGAGCTTAAAGATATAGGGGAATTGGCCATTGGGGGGTTGATCCTTTCAGTTGCTGTTAGATGTTTCATTGGATACTTATTACATTTATAGATTAGACATTGGCGGCCAGTTTAAAAGGGCCACCCTTCTTAGAGAGAGCTGAGAGAGGTTCGACTCACTTGTCACACCACCATTGTGGAACTTTAACATGACCCATCCAACCTTAACGAATCACTCTCTCAATTCTATTAGTACTATAACACACTATAAGGCATATGTCAAGTACTTTCTTTTAATACACACAACAGGCGTTAGTAGCTGCACACATCTCCTTAACATGGGCGATAGTCGCCTCATAGGAGGCCTTATACGGTATAGTGACCTTAGTCTCCTTAGATGTTAGCTTCATATTGAATATCTCTATCTCATAGTCATATGAACCATATCTCCAGCATACCACTCGTACACCCTTCTCCATCCAGCCGTCTGCCACTAGTGTTAATTCAGTCATCTCTCTATCCTTACCGTTAATCCTCATTATAGTAATACTATACATGGCTGGCAGGGATATGTCAAGCACTCATTTAGCTTATTTGTGTTTATTATTCCTGTGTTGTATTAATGTTACACTCTATAGCTACCCTTAAAAGCCCAGCATGGCCTAATATACACCTATATGGGGCCATTGTCAAGTCCCTTTCTATAATAATTCTGAGGGCTGTGTGGAGCTTATGCTGAGAGTCTACAAATTCATATCACAACGGCATCATGTTTATTTTAACCTTTATTTAAATACCCTATTTTATGGGTTCCTATGGGATTATATGGGAATCTCTCCGCATACTCTCTATATACGCTTCTCTAATCTCATCCATAGTCCTATTACACCCTATGCATACGTCATCCTCGAGCGTGCAAACCCCTATACAGGCAGTCGTATGCCACTCTTTATCCATCTCTATATCACTATACATGATCATCCATTCTCTTGTATTTTCTCCGTATCTATCTGGCATTATTCTATTTATTGTGACTTGACATACTATATTGTTTATGATATAAATAGAAGCATGATGAAATTTAATACAATGATTACTGAAGATAAAGGTGGCAAGAACTTACATCTTGAACACTTAGAGGATGAGATCATTAACTTTGGTGTTGATGGTGGTAGGGCAGCATTGAACTTCCTTCGTTCTCTACGTGATATGTTGGCTGGTTCTTCTCGTTCTTCTGTTAATATGACTGTCAAATGGGATGGCGCACCAGCGATCTTTGCTGGTATAGACCCCGATGATGGTAAGTTCTTTGTTGCCAAAAAGTCTGTGTTTAATGTTAATCCCAAATTGTATAAGTCTATTAAGGAAATTGATGATGATCTATCTGGTGCATTGAATAGTAAATTCAAGGTGGCACTTACTGAATTCTCTAAACTTGGTATCAAAGGCGTTCTACAGGGCGATCTTATGTGGACTGATGATACTGAGAATAAGACTATCGATGGCATTAAATATATCACATTTCAACCTAACACTATTGTCTATGCTGTACCCGTGGATAGTGATCTTGGTAATTATATAAAAAAGTCTAAAATAGGTATCGTATGGCATACCACATATACAGGTAGTACACTCCAAGGAATGAAAGCATCATTTGGTGCCAATATCAGTTCTTTGAAGAAACCCTCTTCTATATGGATGGATGATGCCACTTATAAGGATACGTCTGGTTCGTCTACATTCACTACGGGCGAGACAGAGAAAATCACAGCGATTCTATCCTCTACTGGTAAGACATTCCAAAAGATTAGTGCTGTTAAACTACGATCTTTCCTTGCTCTACAAAACTCTATGACAGGCGCCGTTGCTGGTGCATCCCTCAAAACCTACAATAACTCTAAGGTACGTGCTGGTCAGATCATTACTAATCCAGCCAAGCATGCCAAGGGATATGAGGAATGGGTTATGACCAGCATACAGAAGCAGATTGATAAAGCCAAATCAGAGGGCGGTAAGAAGAAATACACGAATATTCAGAAAGAATTCATGAGAGAAGTCAAGAAGCATACCATCAATCTCGTACAGGTTATCACCTTTCAGAACCTATTGGTTGAGGGTAAGATGATGATTGTTAAGAAATTGAATTCTGTTAAGGGTATGGGTACATTTGTACGTACTGCTGATGGCTTCAAGGTGACTAACCCAGAGGGTTATGTTGCGATTGATCGTATCTCTGGTGATGCTGTCAAACTAGTGGATCGTATGGAATTCTCTTACAATAACTTTACTGCCATCAAGTCTTGGGACAAGTAAAGGGCAACCTCATACCTTGAATCCACCGAAATCTGTTTTATCGAATACTGGTTCACTAAATGCATCTGGTACATCACCAGTTAGATTAGCATCCAGTATACCTTCCTGTTCAGTCAACTTCACATCATAGAGTCGCATCTTGGCACGATCTATGCCAATCACAAATCTCTTATTGGCAGTTGGGTCATTATACCTATTCTTTAACTGTTTAACTGCGATCTGATTGAGAGCGTCAAGCTCTTCGTTACTAATAAGAGCAAACATGAGGTCTGCTGTAGCAGGAAGTCCAAAACTTTCACTTGTGTCTTCCAACCCAACGTCTGAGTTAGAGAACCCCGACCTTGTAGTCTGTGTAGCAGACATAATCGGTACGTTAGTCTCAACAGCAAGTCCCCTAAGTTCCTCTGCAATTGATTTAATATACGTGTAAGAATTGACATTCGCTGCTCCCTTGAGTCGTGATGATGCACAAATATTCAGATAATCTATGAATATGATGTCTGGTTTAAATGATTTCTTGACTGCTAATTCCTTAAGCAGTCCACGAAAATGATTTGTATGGGCAGCAGCAGTAGGGTATTCCTTGACAATGAGCTGACCTGTGGTATTCTTCATGATACGACCAATCTTAGAATCAAACATGGTCTTAGGTAGATCATGTAAGTCTTCCATTGATATGTTCATGAGATTGGCATCTATACGTTCAGCGATACGTTCTTCTGCCATCTCTAGTGTGATATACAGGACATTCTTTCCCTGTGTCATACAATTGGCAGCAACGTGACACATAAACAACGATTTACCTACACCTGTACCAGCGAGGGCAATGTTCAATGTCTTAGGTGGTAGTCCACCCTTCGTGATCTTATTAAAGAATTCCAGATCAAATGGTATCTTCTCTTCTATCGTGTGGTAGTAATCAAAACGCTCTTCTGCATCTTGCAGATAATCATGGCCCACTCTATTGTCAAATCCCACAGCAAGGGCATCTGTCAATATGGTAGGTATAGCATCTGCTGACCTATCCTTATCCTTGCCATCAATGATGGATATGCCCTCGACAATGGCATTATACACAGCCTTGTCTTTACAGAATTTCTCAGTAGTCTCTACCAACCACTCAAAATTGACATCCTTATCTGGGTCTAAGTCCTTGACCACCAATAGCACACGCTTAACGTCATCTTCATTCAGATCACGGCGTGTGTCAATCTCTATCTCAAGGGTTTCTTTGGTAGGTAGGGCATTGTATCGTTCTACAAACTTCTGTATCTCTTGATACACGATCTTCTCAGTCCTGTCTGAGAAATAGTCTGCCTTCATATGGGGAAGCACCTTACGTGCATATTCTTCATTATATACTAGTTGACTTAAAGTCGTTCGTTCAATCGTCTGTGTTGGCAAAATTCAATGTTCCTTTAGTTAGTTGTTCATCCATAATATCCACAAGGATATCACCAATGAGTGTATGAAATTCATCGCTTCTCAACCATTCTTCT